TTGATCGTTGGACTTTTCGACTTGAGAAACGACAAAATCTCTCACATCTGAAGCGGCTGCTTCGTGAAGATGGTCGATCAATTCATCTAGATTATTATACTTCATATGTACAATTACACGTTTTTTATTATTTGGTGAAATTTTATCAGAAATTATATCAGAAATACTTCCTTCAGCCTCTTCTGTATCCATTTCTTCTTTTACGAACTCCTCCATCTCATGTTCTAAATCCTCTTCCGGATCTTCTGTTTCCTCTGGCATTTCCTCTTCTATTTCTTGGAAATCTTGGTAATCCATAGAAAGAACACCTTTAACAGCCGCAGCTGGATTTGTAGTAAACGCACAACCTAGGAAACGACAGTCATCTCCAATGATTCTATAAACTTCTTCTCCAGTTGGGAGAAATCCTGTTCCGCCCATCGAAGCTAAATATTTTGAGTATTCTTCTACTAAATCTTCGTTATCTATTATTTTTGCCTTTCTTAGATCTTTGCTCCCCACAGCGAGCTTATAAGTATTAAAGCCAACTTCCCAACTTGTAGAGACAGTCTTGTAAGATTCACTGTCTTCGTCTTGAGATTCCATAATGAATCTTGCAAATGTTTTGTTAGATATCTTCCAAACAATAGCAGCCAAAGATATGTTAAAGGGATCATTATTTAATTCTTGTTCAGTTAAAGTCTTGTTTTCACCAAAAGTTGAAAAGCCATAATTAGTGATAACCCCTACTATATCTTCCCTAGAATGTTCAATATTCATGGGCTTCAATTTAGCGGATTCTACTAAAATTTTAGCGCCCTCTGTTGTAATGCCATCCCCATTTAAGTTTATTAAATTTACAACAGCTGCATTAAAGCATGTGTACAAAAGATCTGGATTATTTTTTATAACCTCTGATTCCGGCAATAAAGATTTTAAATCATCTAACCCCATGCTGGCTTCACTTACATAAGCCCCATTCAATAAATCTTTCTTCCTAAAATCCGCCTTTACTTCAAATCTCGAAATATACTTGTACTCCATAGATGTATTTTACACTCAAAAACTAGGAAACGAAGAATTTTAATAAGTTTTCAGAAGATAGGAAACCTTGAGTATGGAGAGTAGATCTTCCATTCTTACTGAATTTCCTTCTATAAATACCATCTCCAGATCTCTGTAGAATAGCATTAGAAGTTTCCCCGGCTGATGTATTTCCCTCTATAGTCACAAGCATATCTCCTTTTATATCAAGGACTATACCAGTATGGCCAGAATCTGTTTCTCCAAATTTAGCTAACCATATACTACCTAAAGAGGGAGTAATAGATAAAATATTTTTTGATTTTAAAAGTCTAACATTGCTCATTACATGAGCTGTCCAATTAGCTATAAATTTATTAGGAGATAATTTGCAATCTTCTAAAGCCATTATAACAAAAGAGCCTACAGCGGCAGAACAATAAGGAGCGCCGCTGGTCCAACCTTTAATCTTATTCATATAAGAAACAATCTTTAATGACTGTTCTTTTTGCCATCCAGCTATTTGAGGATTATCCCATTGAGCATTTTCTTTTATTTCTACTAAGCCTTCAAATTCTTCAGATCTTTTAATTAAGTTCTTTATAAAATCAGAAGTTAAAGATTTGCAAACTGTAGCACCTCTATCATCTGATAAAACAAGACCATCTTTAAAAAGTTGATTAAAAGTTCTTTCTCCAATTATACCATCAGCTGTTAAATTTTTATTTTTCTGATATGCTGCAACAGCCTTTTGAGTCTCTAAAGAGAATTCTCCGTTTGTTAATTTTATAGAGTACCCAAGATTCTTTAAAAAAACTTGAATAAGTCTAACCTCGTTCCCCGAAGACCCCAGTTTTAATAACATATTATTGTTTGTTTATTCTAGAAAGTTCCATAAATATAGCCATATATTCAGGAGTTAAAATAAAGTTTTTTTCATAAGGCATTAATCCTTCTGATATTTTAACAGGTGGAACAATTTTATTTCCGAACTTTTCTGTCAATAAAGAGTATCTTTGCGCTGCGGCTGGAGTTATTAAAAATCCAACATTATCAATATATGTAATTAAACCTGAGTTCTGAGATTGATTGTCCCAGCTAGGTTGAGATTCTTTTATAGGCGGAGGAACTATAGTAACTGATTCTTTTTTAATTTGACAAGAGCTCAAAATTAGAGCCATTAAAATAAAATTTAAAGTTTTCATTTAGCTATTATTTTTCTGATTTCTTCTAAACTCATCTCTCTTTGAGCTCCAGTCGTATTAACTACGTCTGCTATGAGTTTTTCATCTTTATCTTTTTCGTTTACTTCTTGCTGATTAACTTCTCTTTCTTGGAAAACTTCTTCATTTTTTATTTCCATTTCCTGCTTCTTTACCTCTTTATGTATACGGAAAATAGATAATAATTCAGATATAGTTTTAAATATATATTCCATAATTTTTTTCCAGTTCATTCTATTAAGTATTTGTTAGAGGCTATTTTGCAACCAGCCGAGATTCTATTTAATGCTGTAAGCAAAATTCTAGTTCTTGTATTACCTTCTAATTGATTAGCTTGGCTATAAAAATCTGCATACAAGAGTATTATATTCACAGCGAAATCATTCAAAGAGGAGCCTTCTGGAACATATCTTGATATGATAGCTGCAAATGATTCAGGCGTAATATCGTCTTCGATTGTAAGATTCTCTATTATAAAAGATATATCATAAATAACTCGGGCAATTTTAGCTCTTGTTTCCTCAGATTTTTCCTGAGCTAAAACAACTGATGTGATATAGCTAGAAGAAGATTTTAAATAGACAGAAGACCTAGATAAGTTATTATAAAAAGCTGTTTGGTTTAAAGATGAGCAGCTAGAGCTAAAAAAAGCTATAAATAAACAAAGAAGTATTGTTCTAAAATTTTTCATATTTAATTTTTTCTATTTCTTTTTCTAGAGACTTTGCTGTTTTTTCTGATTCTTTTACATCTCTACTATTGCGACCTATTTGAATCATACCAATACCAATTAAGAATGCTAATAATTGTCTTATAGTATTCTCCCAATATTCGGGTAATGGATCTAAAATTTCAGGATAGAAAGCTAAAAAAGAACATAAGCCAGAAACCAGTCCAGCTAATGAAGTCCTCCAACTAGATCCTAAAAGTTTTTCCATTAAGGTTTGCATAATTACAATTACACTGCTATGAAAACAAAATGCCAAAAAATTTTTCTATAGAACCGTCTATGTTTTTTATAGGCCATGCTACTATGGAAATATCTTTATTCTCATTGTTACTCAAAGTTGTATTAAAATGAAATTCTCTTTTTTGTTCCATACAAGAAAGCCATTCTTCCCTAGCTTCTTTCCTCATTTCTTTATGAACTATACCTAGCCATCCATCTCCAACAGCTTGATCATAATTAAAGTCTGTGATCTCTATCCATTTTTTACTAACAAAAGTATATTGCCCTTTATTATCTGTTTCAAAATAAGCAACACCTAAACAAGAAGATATTAACCTTATTTTTTGTTCAGTATGATTTAAACTATTATCTAATCTATTGAGTATATCTTTTAAAGACTTTCCTCCATTAGGTTTAAATTCAGAAGCAACTTTTTTAAGATCGGGAATCAAATCTAAAAATTCTGTAACTGATTTATTAGCAGATTTTATACTTTTATAAAAACCTTTTAAGAATTTTAAAAGTCCAAAGATAAAAACAGATATGCCAATTAATGCAGCTATAACTTCTTCCCAATGCACAAGGCTATTATCGAAACCTTCTAAAAAAGATGAAAACATAATAAATATTACACTAATGTATAATTTTTAAGAAACAAAAAATTGAATATACTGTATGCATACATAAATGTTGTTATTTTGTGGTAATAAAATACTTAGACATTCAGGAACATTATCTGCCACAATGGTTTCCGTTGGAGATAGAATTGACGAGGAGTGTTATGATGTAATATTTAATGATGGTACAAATGCTATTCTTCCTAAAGGGATTAAGATAAGTCTTATTGATCATAAGTATTTACAAATAGACAGGGAAAGAGAAGATTGCATGTACGATACAAGATCTAAATTTAGATTAAAAAAAATAATTCCAGAATTTACCAAAACTAATAAAGATGCATATTTTATAGGATTTTGCATATGCTTACCTATAAGAAATGGAGAAATCCAAACAAAAAAGAAATCAATAATAGATATAAATTCTGTTCCTAATCAGTATTTTAACATGGATGTTAAAAGTATGCCGAATGATTATTTTAAGATAATAGCCGAAGAAGGATACCCTAATCTAATTAAATTAGAACTTAAAAGAATAAGAAATTTTACTAAATTAAAGGATAGATTTATTCCAGATGAGTATTTATTCTCGTCTATTGAAGATAGGATTTCATTGATACGCGGGTGCATGGATGCGTGCGGAAGATTTTATAAAAGCGAAACGACATTCGAAACATCGTCTAGACAACTAGCCAAAGACTTTTCTTTTTTGATTAAATCAATAGGCGGATTCTGTAAAATAAGATCTAAACAATCAAAAAGAGAATACTATATTTTATCAATTAGTTTCAATAACGATTTTAATCCCTTCCTAACTAAAGCTAATGCTTTCCGTCCTAGTAAAAACCCTAGAGTAAGATCTATTATAAAAATAGAAAAAGCGGGAGTTTTACCATGCTTGGAAACCCCGCTCGATTCTGTAATTTTAGAAAATCTTGTAGAAGTTAGCTAACTATGCTCTCTTTAGTTCTTTCTTGATATTGTTCAACTTTCTTAACTACGAATTGCACGAAAGGACTTCTTACAATTTGCGAGCTATCTAGTTTAAAATATCTAAAGCCATTTGTTCTTGAGTCTTCATCTCCGAATATTTCAATAAACTTTTTGAATCCAGATAATTTACCCAAGTCATTTTGGTAAACACTATCACCTATAACAAAAAGTTTGCTATACATACTAAGTCGAGTTGCTATAGTAAAGATAGAGTCAAAAGTCATAACTTGAGATTCCTCTGATATAACAGCAGAATTATGGAAGTTATAAGATCTAAGCATTGATGTTGGATAACATTTTATTTTTTCCTGTTCTGTTAATCTTTTTATATCATTATTAGGAATAAGCTCAGACAATGTCTGATTCAAAGCCTCGTTATAATAAAATGTTTTTTCATCTAGGTCACCCTTTAAGTATCCAGTTTGGCCATCTTTAGCTTGAACTAAAGATCTCAGATATACAATTTCTTTAACTATATGTAGATCTAGAAGCATAAGAGATGATAGAATAGTAGTCCAACTTTTTCCCGTACCCGGAACACCATCTATAATAACACATTTAACTTCTTTATCTAGAGCGGCTTCTATTATTTGTTTTTGAACATCAGTTAAATCATCTCTATGTTGTATATTTAAGCTGAAGTTTAAATTAGATCCTTCTTTAACCTTGGAATTTTTTCTGGTTAAATCCGACAGAGCTTTTGGTTTATTTGCCATGTAATTAAATATACACCCAAATTTTGGTGTATAAAAATAAAGTTACCCAAGAAAATTATGCCTTTACCTGATAACTTTGCACTTTTAGCTTTAAGTCCCACAGTAAGGGAAAACGATGGATTCTTATTCCTACAAACAGGTCAAGCAGGTTATATAGACTTGATGGTTCAGTCAGCTACGGGCTTGCCAGTCAACATATTAAAAGTCGGATCAGGCGTTCCAGTTTCTCAATATATATACGTCAATCAAAATGGCAATGACTCTACAGCTAAAAAAGAAACTATAGATTACCCTTTTAAAACTATAGCAGCCGCTTTAAATGTAGCAAGTTCAAACGATACCATAGAAGTATTCCCCGGAGTTTATAATATATCTGGGAATATGTATAAACTTGGAGTTAATTATTATTTAAATAAAAATACTAATATAAATTTTGTAACTAATGGCAAACTTCATATTACAGGTTCTGATACAGGAGATTTTAATATATTCGGAAATGGAGTATTAACTCAAGATTCAGCAGCTAATGATTTATTTCATATTTCAGGTGGAAAAGTTACTTTAGAAATAGATAGAATTCAAGCTTCTGGTTGTAATTTTCTTATAAATGAAGTTGCTAGTTCTTTGTCTTATCTAGTTATGAAGACAAAAGGAGAAGGGACTGTTGATGATGGTCACTTCTATTTTAATACTTTAAATATAAAAAACTCTACTACTAAATTTGAAGGTATAAAGTTTAAGGGAAATTCTATATCTGTTCAGGCAAATTCTACTAAAGATATTGAGTTCCAAGATTGTTTATTCGACGGAACAGATTCTTCTCCTAGCAATCCTATTTACAGATTAACAGGTAAATATAATTTAACTAATTGCTCTTTTACGAATTCCTATCCACACTTTACGGCCCTTGGAAAATCAAGAATTAGAAATACTATATTCAATGGGGGAATAGTAGTCTCAGGGTCTAACTATTTCGACTCTTGCGTTTTTGATACTAAAGCTGCCACTTTATACCCCAACGCGTCTTTGATAACTTGTCTTGGCGGAAACTCTTTATTCTCAAATTGTTACGTTAATAATTTTAATAATAACACTAATGTATTCTATACATTTAGGGCATCAGGATCAGCTTCTGGAGCTTCAGACTTTAACATAAATGGGACATTCTCATCTTTTGATCCAGTTTTTTCAGGAACTGTTATCAAATTCGGTACGTTCATGTATGACGTAAATTTAAAATAGACACAATTATTTTAATAATCTGTATAAACTTAACACAATAGGAAAAAAATGCCAAATATTTATTGCCCATCGTGCGGAAGCGGAATTAAATTCCTCTACGAAAAACCTAAATCTTGCACTAATTGCAAATTTGTTTTCGCCGTACCTATTAAATTAGAAAAAGAAGATAAAGAAGATAAAGATGATAAAGAAAGTATGTCTTTTCGAAAAACTTCTAAAAATAAAACTTCTCTTAAGGATATAAAAATAACAATAGAAAAAATTACACCTATTAAATTAAGCTCTGTTTTAGGTTCTGACCCTAACAATGAATCCTTTAAAAGAAAGGGTTTAACAAAGGAGGAATTCAGACAACAGGTATTTAAGTCAGGGCCAATTTCCCTAGATGATGATCAAATTTGAAGATAAAATAAAATGTATAGACTCCCTTATACAAAAAAATAGAGGAAGATGGCGTCTCTCTGATATATGTGGTTTTGGATTTGAGGATTTGGCCCAAACAATAAGACTTCATATCTATAATAAATGGGATCAGTGGGACCAGCAAAGACCATTCGAATATTGGTGTAATAAGATAATAATAAATCAGATAAAGAATACCGTAAGAGATAGATATTCGAGAGATGCTCCTCCATGCTTCAGCTGCCCATTCGATAGAGGTTCAGATTTATGTGGTTATACTAAAAGCGGAGTAAAATGTGATCAGTGTCCCTCTTTCTGTAAGTGGGCCAAAAAGAAACAAAATAAATTTTTACTAAAAACAGCTCTTTCAATTGATAGTGAAAATTTCAAAGAAACTCAAGATTTTTCCGATCCTATCTCATCTATAAAATTAGAGTCTTCTGTTATAAAATTCCATAAGTTTATTTGTCAATTCCTTAATCCTAAAATGATAAATTTTTATGGATTAATATATATAGAAAATCTTAAAGACGAACAAGTAATAGAAAGAATCAAAAATATAAATGGGAAAGGGATAACTAAAAGACAACTTATAACTATAAGAAAGAATTTGCAGATTATAGCTAAGAAAAAAATAAGCGAATTCGATCCCGAAGAATGAACACTTCAATAAGAATAAACCTAACTGAAAAATTAGGTAAAAAAATAGATAGAAAAAAGATAAATTTATGTGATAAGATAATTTGTCAACATAAATATGATTTAAATCTAGATCAACAAGACTATCTAAATGATAATAAGAACTGTAAAGAAAGTAATATCCTATCTCTCGCTCAAGAGGTTTATAAAAATTCGAAACTCATAGAGCAGACAGAGGAATTCAAGAATGTAAGAAAATTTTTACAAAAATTATGGAGAGGAGGAGAGTACGATAATTATACAGATGAGCAGTTAGATTTTCTTTTTGAAAACGCAGAGAATTTAACTCCCAAAGAGATAGCTAAAGCTCTATTTCCTGATAAAGAATATATAGTTTCATTAAGGACTATTACATCCTTATTGGATGCGGCAGGCTTTAGAGAAGTTAAAGATGATGAAAAAGTAGAGAGAACAAATGCTAGATATAATTCTCCTAGAACAGATTTACAAGTTATAAATCTCATTAATAGGTCAGATCATGCAGCAAAGTATGATTCTGAAAAAATGGACATGAGAAAAAAAGACTCTATAGCAGCTGTTAAGAAATTCTTATCGGCACCCAGATTCGTTGAAATGATTTCTATGATTACAAATGTGAAACATAGAGAAGTTTTTGAAACTGAATTTGTGAAAGCTGTTTATAATAAACCTGATTTAAATTCAGATGAAGTTAATCTTTATATAGGCCTAGCTTTAGAATACGTAACTCTTATAGAAATAAGACAGCAGATAACTATTCTAAATGATAGATTAGCGGAGTCTATGTCTGACGATGAAGAGGGTAGAAAATTTACGATGTCTTTATCAGAAGCTTTAAAAGATAAGACAGCGGCTTATAATCATTGCCTAGAAAGAACTCTCAAAATGACACGCTCTTTGAGTGGAGATAGAATTAAAAAGTTAGAAAAACAAGCTTTAGCTAATCAGAGTTTAGCTCAGTTCATTGAGCTTGTTCAGGATGAGAAAGAAAGAAAAAGAATGATACTAATTGCTAAAGCCGAAGAATTCAAAGTAAAAGAAAAAATACAAGAGTTGGAAAACTTTTCGGAACTTTTTGTTGAAGTTTATGGAGTCGGCAAAGAGGAGGTATTCTCACTCTAATGAAATGTCTAGAATGTTTATCTGATTTTTCTAGTGAAAGAGGTTTACACTTACATGTTTCTAAGAAGCATAAGCTTTCTTTACAAGAGTATTATAGTAAACATTTTCCGAGATTTGATAAATTCTCAAATGAACCAATAAAATTTAAAAATTTTGAAGAGTATTTTTTAACTGATTTTAATTCAAAAGAAAACTTAGCTAACTGGTGTTTCAAAGAGGAAAAAACTATTGTAAGAGATTACATTTGTAAACTTTTTAAAGCAAGATGTAATAAGAAAAAAACACTTTTTGTTCCATCTAATATAGAATTAAAAAGTCTATTCTTACCTTCTTGGCAAGGCCTTGTTAAAATCTTTGATAGTAAAGAAAATGTAATAAAAGCATTTACGAAACAAGGGCTTAGATTCAAATACGATTATACATCTACTCCTACATTCAGTGATATCGAACCCGAAATTTTAATAGATACTAGAGAACAGAATCCTCTAGATTTTAAAGATTCTAAAAAGATGAAATTAAGCTGTGGAGATTACGGAACTTCGGGTCCTTTATTCTCCGATGTTTTCGTCGAAAGAAAAAGCTTGGAAGATTTAATATCAACTTTAGTTTCAGGGGCAGAAAGATTCGATAGAGAAATAGCAAGAGCTGAAGACCTCGGCTACTATCTAGTAGTTTTAATAGAGAACAAATTTCAGAATGCTATGAACTATAGCCCAGAAAAAAGTTTCAGTAAATATATAAATGGGAAGTTTGTTTTCCACAAGATTAGAGAAATTTACGCAAAGTATAATAATATACAATTTATCTTTTCTGATTCTAGAGAAAACTCTAAAGATATAATGATAAAGATTTTTCAGATGAAAGAAAATGTAAAGAAATTTGATTTAGAATTTCTGAAAGATTTTAACCAGATATAAAAATGTGGAACGAAGGAGCTCATCCTATTACCCCTAGGAAATCAACAAACGACGAACTCGATAAAGTTAAGGGAGTGCTTTCCGAGGCCGAAGCTCAACAATGGTTTGCGAGATATTGTTTAGCTAATCCAGCATTCATGGTTTATCTTTTGACTAGGGTCAAATTAGACCCCGTTCAAGATTTACTTTTAAGATCGTTCATTCTAAAAGATTATTGCTTACTAGTCGCTGGACGGGGATTCTCTAAGTCGTTCGTTATATCTTTGTTCTGTATAATATATGCTTTAGGTAATCCCGGTGTTAAAATAGGTATAGCCTCTGGAACATTTCGTCAGTCTAAATCTATAATGAAGCAAATTGATAGCTTTGCTTCTCATCCTAAGAACGGAACATTTTTAAGATCCTGTATAACAAAACAATTATCAAAATCAAGTGATGCTTGGTCAATGGAGATCGGCTACTCATCTATAACAGCTATTCCTCTAGGTAAGGTTAGAGGTTACCGATTCAATGTTCTTATTGTCGATGAGCTTTTAGTAGTAAGTAAAGAAATTATAGATTCGATTCTCAAGCCGTTCTTGATGGTTAGACAAGATGGACCTCAGCATGAAGAGATTACAAACGCTCAAAAACTTTTAGTTGAAAATGGCGTTTTAAAACCAGAAGATGTACAGCAGTTTTCATCTAACAATAAAATTATTGGTTTGTCATCTGCAAGTTATAAATTCGAATCTCTTTATAGGGACAATTATGTGCCTTATGTAAAAACAATTTTAGATCCAGAAGCTGAAAATGTTAATCATTGCGTTTTCAGAATGTCTTATAGGGCAGCTCCAAAAGGTTTCATGGAAGAGTCTGCTATTGAAGATATGAAACGAACAATGTCTAAGTCTATGTTCGACAGAGAGTTAGAAGCTATATTTGGAGATGATACAGGCGGATATTTTTCAGCTCAAGCTATTGAAGAGGCAAGCGTAAAACTTGGAGAGTACCCTGTTGTAAGAATTGTAGGAGATCCAGAAAAGAAATATGTACTATCAATAGATCCTAACTATAATAATTCAGAAACCTCAGACGACTTTGCAATGGCTGTGCTTGAACTCAATGAAGAGGACGAATCTGCAACTCTTGTTCACGCTTACGCTCTACCTAATAGCACCAATGAGAAAAGGTGTTTGTATTTGAAATATCTTCTTGAGAAGTTCAATATAGTATACATGATTATAGATAATAGCGGAGGCCCTGCATTTTTGCAGATTGGAAAAGAATTTAAATTAATGCCTAGAGAGTTACATCTTTTTGATCATGATTTCTTAAATTATAATTCTAATGAAGGCATCTTATATTCTAAAAACAATTATGTTCCAAAAGATGGGAAGATAGTTCACTCTCAAGCTTTCGGCGTTGGAGGATGGTTAAGATTTGCAAATGAAAACTTGCAGTGGATGATAGAAAAGAAAAAAATAAGATTTGCCGCTCCAGTATTCAATGATTCGGATTTTCACAAAGCTATAAACGAAAAATTCCCTATAGAAGATTTGCATTATTCTAAGACTCAGGATATTAGCAAAGAAGAGATTAGAGAGATAGCTAAAAATGTTCAAGAAGAAATGAAAGTAGATTTTGTAGAGCATTTAGGAGATGTTATAAACCTAACTAAAAGAGAGTGTTCGCTTATAGAAGTTTCGACTAGCCCGAATGGTAATCAACAATTCGATTTACCAGCTACAATGAAAAGAGATAATAATCCTCATAAAGCTAGAAGAGACTCTTACACTGCTCTTCTATTGGGAAGTTGGGGTGTTAAATGTTATTTCGACATGCATAGAGAACAAGAGGTAAATACCTCATTTGACTTTGTTCCTAGGATGTTTAGATAAATTTTAAGGTTAAAATTAATTTAGTAAGAATTTTTAAGGTTTAAAAGTGTATAGTAGTGTATGGCTCGTAAACCCAAAAGCAACGCTGTAGTTGTAAACTCAGACCCTTTCACTCCAAAATTTATTTCTGAATCAGCAAGAGACTTAAGAAATAGAGGCACGAATTCTTTCCAGAGCCCGTTGTCAGGACTTTCAGGTGAAATAGAAAATATTAACAAAGGTGTATCTCCTTTCTCAAGGGATAACACAGGAACTCTAAGTGCTCAACAAGCTATTGTATTATGCCAAAAAGCTTATTGGAATGTTGCTATATTTAGAAATACAATTGACATTCAAACAGAGTTTGCTAATTCAAAATTACACTTCAGAGGAAAAAATAAAAGATCTGTTAAATTTTATGAGGAATGGTATAAGAAAATAAACGGATGGTCTTTGTCAGAAAGATTTTTCAGAGAGTGGTTTAGATCTGGAAATGTTTTTATTTACAAATTTCTATACAATGTTACAACTCCAGAGGTAAATAAAATGTCTAGAGCTCAAGCTCAGAAAAAAATCCCTCTGCGTTACACTATTTTAAATCCAGCAGATATGAGAGCTGAAGGTTCAGCGACTTTTGTTAATTTTAATTATTATAAGTTGTTAAATACCTATGAGTTAGCTAGACTAAGAACTCCTAAAACAGATGATGAGAAAAGATTCATGGACTCACTACCCCTCAACATTAGAGAACAAATCAAAAGAGGAGAGTTGCCGGAGATTCCTATAGATACAGAATATCTAACAGCTATATTTTGTGGCAAGCAAGATTATGAAGCTTTATCTGTACCAATGTACTATCCTGTTCTTTTTGATATTGATTTAAAACTAGAATTTAAAAAGATGGAAAAGGTTATAGCTAGAACTGCTGACTATATGATCCTTTTGATTACGGCTGGTGATAAAGATAGAGACGCAAATACAAATTCAAGAATACTCGCAGCCTTACAAGATTTATTCGAGATGGAAAGCGTAGGTAGAGTATTAGTCTCTGATTATTCTACTAAAGCAGAATTCGTTTTACCAGATTTAAACAAGATTCTAGGACCAGATAAGTATCAAGTAGTTAATCAGGATATTGCCAACGGTTTGATGAATATTTTCTGGGGAGATGAGAAGTACGCTAATTCGATGGTAAAAATAAAAGTTT